CTCCTTTTGCATATTTTCTTATGATTTCATCGACTTCTTGTCGCAGAGCTGCAACCCTATCATTTTGCAAATCGTATTTTTCTTCACTACCGAAGAAATATTCTTTTCCTTTGGTACCCTTACATTCTACTTCACAATAAGGATAACCTGCAGATGTACCTCTAGGAATTGCTTCAAAGAAGACTTCTCCAGGTATACCTATAATAGCCTCTTCAAAAGTCATAACTCGTTTGTGTTTAACACCAACTAAGTTCATAGAATCGGTTATAGTTTTGAAAACATGATCCATGCAACCTACTATTTCTTTTCTTGGTATGTGATAAACATCATACGAATATTTTGACCGTGCTTTCTCCATAGGATCTATCACAATGCCATCCTCGTTTTTAAACTTAGTCAGATATGCAGGCTTTGTAGTTGGAACACTCCATGCACCATAACAAGCGGTCTGCGTTAACCTAGACTTTATACTAATACTCGATGACAAGTCTGTTTTTCCTATAACATCAAATCCATCAAATTTCACATTACACTGCTTAACAAACATTTCTTCAGTTACCAATTTATCATCAGGAAATGTTTTAAAAGCTTTTTGTAATGCTTCTTCGGTTATAATATTAGATAAACTCATGTGATAATCGTTCCCTGCTACATGCATTCCAATAATCTTAGCATTTCCACTTCCAATATCATTTAAAAATAATATTGAACCACAATCACCTCTACGAGTAACCGCATTATACTTGATGGCTGTGCTTAATTGTCTAATTTCATCAGAATCTTCATGATAATTAGGAATATCTTTAACTACAGAAGCTATAGATATGTTTCTACATACATTCTTCTCATCATTCACGTGTAAGACCACACTAGCCTTAGCCAATCGGTCAAACATAGAATCACAAACGAAAAACTTAGATATATCTGCATGTATAGGAAAAATTTTTGGCATTTCAATAATGGTACAATCATTTGTTTCAAAATCAACTCTCTTCAGAGCTAACAACTCATCAGATTTGAT